AACCGGAGAGCGTCAGGGCTATGAGTAGTGCTGCGTATCTCATGGTGTCTCTCCTTCTGTCGCCTGCATGTACTGCCAGACCGCGCTAATCGTTGCTTCGTCTCTTCCTTCCTCGGATTCATAACGAACGCGGAACACGCGACCACCAGCACTAAGCTCAAAACTATCTTGATTGTACGTTTCATAATCAGTCTTACATATCGACGGTACTGACCAAGTTCGAGGCCGATCCGCAGATCGCGTAAAACGCGTAGTGGGCCAGTGCTTCCTCGATGTTCCAGATCCCGCCATTGGCATTCAACGGTTGCCCGGCATTCAGAACAGCGTCAACTGTCGGGGTCACATAGATGCTTGCAGATCCGTTGTTCGTGATCTTGCCAACCGCACGAGGGCCCGGCGGGATGAACTGCCAGACATTCGTCCCGGCGTCAGAGCGCCCGTCCGCATCTTTCACAGGGGCATCTGCCGCGGTGTTGGTCCCGCCCGAAGCGGTCTGGCACCAGAAATACACATTCGAGTTGATCACGATATCACCCTGAGAATACAGAGTGCCCGAAGCCCACGTCGTCGCGCTCTGGGGCGGCCGTGGCGGCAACACCATCACGGAGTTCGTTCCAACGGAGTGTTTCTGACCCGGAGAGGCCAGCCCGATTGATACACACACGGCAAGCGCCGCGATAACCCCAACTACTACGCGCATATTCTTCATGTTCTGATCCTCCCCTGTTGCATTAGAAATGGTTTGTGACAGCCGTTAGCCGGATTGGCATAGAGGCTCCGCCGGACGGGATGCAGGTCGCCAGTGATCGTGCGCTGCATGGGCGGGCCCTCAAAGAAAAGCCGGGCGGGCAGGCTGTCCACCCGCCCGGCAGGGTTGTCGGTTCAAGCGGTTCCTAACCGCTTACATTCCATCCACGTCGGTTATGACGGCCCAGACGCGAATCTTGCCCGCGGTCAGGGTGGCGCTAGCCCCCGTAATAGCCTGAACCTTCACGTCCAGCGTGTCGGCCGTGCTGATCACCGCACCGTTCTTACCGACTACCGTGGTAGTGATAGGATCGGACTGCTGGGAGTACGTCCCAACGGCTTTCTGTGCCCCGGCCGAACCGATGTCGTATGCGGACCCCGCATCTGAACCATCGAGGAACAGCGATGCTCCGAGGGTCGACAGACCCAGATCCAGTACGAGTTGTGCGGCGCCAACTACCGCTTCAATGACTTCAATTCCGGCGGCATGGACATACGTCCCCACCGGGAGAGAAAGCGCTTGAATCAGATCAGCGTCAGCGAGAGTGCCCGAGTTGATAGCTGTGAGATCAATCTCCACCTCAACCGAGCCCGTTTTCGCTCCCAGTGCAGGGAACGCGCCACGATTTACAGTGGCAACCAATGTTGCATAATCAGCCATGACTTATAGCTCCTTCTTTCTGTGTTCCAGAAACTTCGGTCCTTACGCCTTGTAGGCGTAGAGCCAACCCAGCGCTTCGGGCTTGATTTCCTCGAATCCGTAAACCTGCAGGCCACGGAACAGGGTCCCGAAACCGAACGGGTTGCGCAGATTCTCGTTCTCGGTCAACTGTGACGCGAACGTGATCGCGTGGTTGGTGCCGAAGATGATGTTCGTGCACGTGTTGGCCCCGTCCGTGGTCGTCGAAAGCAGATTCGACTTGTATAGGGTAAACGTGTCGATCATACCGAGACGACCGTTACGCAGAATGCTCGTGGCATCGCCAGCGAGTGAGGCATCCTTGAGGTCGGACAGTTTGATCAGTGAGCACATCCACGCCGGGATAACCATCCAGCGCCCCTCTTCCGGCACGTTCTGCTCATCGAGGACCTGACCCGCAGAGACGATGTACGACAGCACATTCGTCGAGTCAAGACCCACGGGAGTACCCGTGACGCCGAGGTTGATGTTGCCGGAGATCGCTCCGGCCGTGGCACCCTGATTGGATGCGTGGGCGCTTGCGTACACTGTACCGAGAATATCGGTATCAATGGCGATCTTCAACTGCTTCGAGGCATCGTCGGTCCACTTCTCAGTGTACTTCTTGATGTCGGTCTGCTTGTCGTCGACCTTGTTCGTGGCAAATGCCCAGTACTTCCCTTGATCAATCAAGAGCGAAGTTGGGGTGCTCGTCGGCTGCTCGTGCACGAGTGCCTGACCCTTTGTGTGGTCACGGATCGTGATGTCCGGCACGGTACGGATGTAGACGGTATCACCTTGTTCTTTGATCTCGCCTTCATAGTCCGTGTTGGAAATCGCCGCTACCACTGACCGGGCGTAGAACTTCACCAGAAGTTTACCCGAATAGAGGGCGGGCACATAACGCATGGAAGTAGCCGCAATGTTTCGTGTTCCTGCTGCAACTGGATACATGGTATGTTTCCTTTCTAACTCACACCACCACCGCGGCTATGACGATGACCAAATCGGGCGAGGCTATTGCCCAATCAGAATGCGGCCTTCATCATTTGCTGCCTCGATAGCGGCTTCAATACGCGTTGCCTCTTCTTGGCGGTCGTCGTAATCCCCCTTCACGCGATCCTCATAGAACTTTGTGATCTCGGATTCGAGAATCATCTGCACTTGAGGTTGGGCTGCAGGAGCTTGTCCTGCCGCCCGGGAGGGCTTCACCTGACCGCTGATCAGGTCGGAGTTGAACGATGCGGAATCCTGCGGAGACCAGCCATACTTCTGTTTGTAGTCATCGACCAGTGCGGCCAGACCTTGCACATCCCCGGACTCATAGCGCTTTTGGGCAAGCTGCTGGATAGTTTGGGCCGGGTTGTGTGGATCTGAGCCACTGAGATAATCCATCCACGTCGCATTCGAGGATGAATTGATATCTCGCGCCCCGGGACTGATGGCCTCGACAGCCGACCAGACCTCATCCTCTTGTTTGGTCTCTTGGAGCTCCAGCCTGAACTGATCATTCCGATCAAGCCGGGCGGTGAGCTCGTCACGCAAGGCTGCAAACTGGGCCTCAAAGACCCCGAGTGCTGCCCTACCTGAGACACCAAGGGCGTCATCACGCGTTTCGTAGTCTTCTCGCTCGTCTTCCGACAAGTGAGCTTGATACGCGTTGCCGCCCGAGAATGCAGGGGGTGTAGACGGAGGAGTGTCAGGCGGGGTTGCCGCCTTTTCCTTGAGCTCTGCGATCTCTTTGTCACGGGCCGTAATCATGCCCTGCGCGGTGCGCCAGCGTTGATTCGCCTGTTCGATCTGCTGCTCTGGATTCAGTGCCACGCCGGGGGCCGGAGCTGCGCCGGGTTGACCCGGGGCTTTTCCAAGCTGTTCCAGTGTGACTACTTGCCCTCCCACTACCGCGGTCGGAGGCTGGTGCGGGGGCTGATTCCCGCTATCCGGTGCTTCCGGTGCCGTGGGCGGTTGGGGTGGTTGCTGCTGCCCGGGCGTTACACCTTCCGATGCTGCCGCGTCGAGTGCTGCTTCCGATTCCTCTGCCTGTCGTGCTACTGCGTCTGGGATTCCCATCTCTTCACTCCTTGTGTGCTCCCGTATCGGGTATGCACAATGCCGGGTCCTATCGGTATCCCGGCGGTATTAACAATCCAGTCAACCATCGGTGCGTAGTTTCGTCATGCTGTCCGGGGCTGACTCCATTTCCTTGATGAGATCCCGCAGACACAGGGAATAACCCTGCCCATTTGCGACCTCATCGCCTGAAAGTTCATCGTTTGTATCCTGCTGCTCTTGGCGCGATTCCTTGAGCCATCTCAGGAGTATGTTGTAGTCATTGCGGCACCGGACGCGGATGTTAATTAGCGCCTGTATCAGGTGTCGCTCTTCGTTATTGACGTATCGCTTCATGGGGTCCTAGTTGTCGGAGCCTCCCACTTTCACCAGCTCGTTCGTCGCGGCGGCGAACAGGACAATAGTGTCCGTGCCGTCTGCGAGCCAGTTTGCGCCGATAGCAACAACAGTGGTCGAGTCTGCCAGCAAAAGCAGATTGGTCGTCGCACTGGCCGCGGTCAGGGTAAACGTGCTGTAGAGTGGATACGGTGTCACAATCGTAAACGTGTTGGTCGTATCATTCGCGCCGCCGACACCAGACAGGATCACGCTGGGAGTTGAGGCCGACAGAGTAAGTGCCGCTCCGTTCGTGAGACTCGCCGTGGTCGTTCGCGCCGACAGGTCGGCCGCCGCGTTCACTTCGGCCCCGGTGGCGGTAATCTCGACGGCCGGGCTGCCAATCTTGAGTTTGGTGACAGTGTAGTTCTCACGGTCAGCCGCAAATGCGGGCGCCGCACCGATGAGCCCGATCAGGGCAACAACAATCAGGGTTCTCTTCATGGGTCTGTCTCCTATTGTGGCCCTTCTGGGCCTGTTAGCGATGCTTGGGCCGCCTGTAGCTCAAGCGCTTCCATCTGTTCTTTCAGCGCTTTCTTGCGCTGTGAAATCTCCTGAATGGCGTCATCCCCCGGGACCACGGGGCGCGGCCCGAGCTGCAAGGGCTCCGCGGCGGCCCGCAGCACGTTTGCCCGGCCCTCTGTGCCCATGATCTCCGCATCCAGATCGTTGTTCGTCGCGGCCAAGAACTCAAGGCGCTGGGATGCCATCTGTTCCTTGATGATCATTGCGAGGATGCCTTGCGGTTCGACGGTCACATCGCCCTTGATCGACTCGTCCGGGTCGTAGAGCATGTGCCATTCAAACTCACGCATGATCGACGGGCCCAGCAGGTCCATGTCCAAGCGGGAGATAACCTTCTTGATCCCGCGCGCAGCGCTGTTCATGAGCATGGAGAGTCCGCTTGCGGTTCGCCCGGCGCCAGAGGCACGTTCGTTCCCATGGGTATAGGCCGGGATCCCGGTGAAGTCGTCCGCCAGCTTCATGAAGTGGTTGAACACGCCCATGAGCTCTTCTGCATTTGAAGAAGGCTGGAAGAAGTCAATCGCCTTGATTTGGGATCGGATCGAGTTGACAAACTGCCATATCTTCCATGGCCTGAGAGAGGTTATATTCTGACCCTTGGCGATGCGGTTGATGTCGTCGATGATGACTTGGGGGCCAGAGGAGATGCCCATGTTATTGACCAGAGACCGCACCGAGGCGTTGCACACTCTCTGCAGATCGCTCATGAGCTCCGGGACACCCTGATACCAGAACGAGCCCGGCACCTTGCCCCATCCGCTATGAGCGTAAGGGCGCCGTCCAAGCGGGTCATGGTTGACGGTGAGATAAACGATGTACTGGCCGACCTTGATTGCGTTGATCTCGTATTCCTTGATCGGGTCGATCTTGTTCCCCCGGCCGTCCTTGTCGTATCCAAACTGAATGAGCATGGCGCCTTGAACGCTGCCCCAATACTCCCGGCCCTCGATGTTGTTCCGGTCTTTGGTGGTGATATCGCCTTTGTCTTCCAGCTTGGCGCGCTCCTTATCGGTCGAGGTCCATGTGCTCGTGATCCCGCCTTGACCATACCGCTGCAACACTATGTCTATGGCGTCATCGAGGTAGTTGGGCACGCCCCGGAGATCCAGAAGCGACTTGCGCGTGAAGCGCACGCGCTCAACCAACTCGCCTTCTTGGCAGGTTTCGGTCCCGGCAGACGGATACATATCGAACGGGCTCACGCGCTCCCACTCGTGCACCACTTCGTCAACCACCTGATGAACCGTGCGGCCGTCGATCAGGCTCTTGCGCCATTTGATCTTCTTGCGCTTGCGCAGTATCGGGCCCTTTATGATCCCGGCCTTGAGAGTCACGATGTCGGTAATGCACTCGTCGAAGGCTTTCTTGAAATTGCCCTCGGTGAAATGGTCGTCTATGCGGGTCTCCATTTTCTTGGCGCGCTTTGAGGCTTCGTCGCGCAGCTCGTGCTCTATGGTGGTCCGCATATTCTTGGCCGACTCGAACACGTCTTGCTCTGACGGCACGTTGCCCATCACATCTACGTTGTACTCCCAGTCCGCCATGACTTGATTCACGAGCATCTGCTCGGCAAACGGCGGGAGCTCCGGCTCGGGTGTGGGCTTTAGGCGCCATGGCTTCTGCTCACCGACCATCACGTCATTGATCCACGCTTCGGCGGCCCGGCACTTGACCCCGGTAAGACCAATGAAAATCTTTGAGCCGCCCTGCTTGGCAATCTCAGACAGCTTATCGGAAGTGTACTCGCTGTTGCGCTGGGCGAGAGAGCGCAGCATGATCTTGTCGATGTCGGCCTGCTCGCGGTACAGGCGGTTCTGCTCGAAGCAGTCGTCGATGTGCATGCCGAGGGTGACGAAAATGGGATTCTGTTGGGTCTGGTGTGTCTTCTGCGCTTCGCGCTCTGCTGCTACCATGGCGTCATTGGGGATGAAGCGCAAATTGGTCGGATTCTTCTCTGCTACTTTTCCAATGATCTCAGTTGATGTCGGCATAAAATCTTTCCAGAAGCAATAAAGAGAGCCCACACGAGGAATACGGCCCCCGTATGGGCTCTCTTCAAAGTAGTCGCTTTGACCAGAACACCCGTCGGCATTCCGGCTATTGCAAAATTGTCAGCTAGTAGCTTGTGCCCGGCATTGTCTGCTCCATATCGCGCTTGTGCATTACTGATGTATCATCACTGCGAGAGGCCCTATCATAATTCAGGGTCAAAAGTCAAGCTCTTTTACACCCATCCCTCTGCGCTTTCTACCTCGACGGGTCTCGCGTCTGTGGTCCCGCCATGGTAGGCCGACTGGTCTGTCGCCCCCCGGTCGTTTCCGCCCAGAAGGCGCATGACCGCATACTGCAGCGCGTCATGAGGGTGTGAAAACTTGTTCTTCTCGGGGTCGTTCGCGTACACGTCTCCGGTCTGCATGCGCATCTTGCGGTAGCGGTATCCGCCGCCAAATCCCTTGCGGATGAGTTTCGATTTTGCATTCAGCAAAAACCCGGGGCGCCCGTCGATCATGGTCGTAAGCGCCTTTGCCACCGCCTCCCGGCGCCGGGAAAAGAGGTTGCTCGCGGCCATCTCGGCGTAGATCCCTTCCTCGGCAAGGATCTCGATACAGGTTGACTCGTCCGTCTGGCCTCGCTGACTCCCGGCAGGGTCGCTCACGTACTCGATGTGCATCCCGCCATAGTTCGCCCGTATATGCGGCTTGAGTACATCACGGGCAAAACGTCGGATGCCGGAATCTATCGCGCAGAGCTCTTCGATACATCTCACCTGACCATGGGGGGTCTGCTGTATAAACACGGCCGCCGGGGTCAGGCCGAAGTCGAGCCCGACAACCATGAGCATACCGCGCTGTACCTTTATCTCCTCGTCAGAGACATGCACATCATCGTTGTACTCCGGGTAAACGGGCTTCCCTTCAATCGAGCTGCCATAGAACCCCTGCAGGAAGACGCGGATCCACTCCCGGGTTTTGCCGGGAACCTGATTCAGATAGTAGTCCATGCCCAGCTTCAAATGCGTGATGTTCTCTGGCATGGCGAAAGATCCCTGCCCCATGTTCGGAACCCACATCGGCCGATCTTTCTTTGTCTTCGCCGGGATCTCAAGAACGGCCGGGGGCTGGGCAAAGAACTGGTAGCCACGCGGCTTCTCGACTTCGGCAATGTTGTACCACCAGCTATCATCATCCGGGGGGTTGGTATCCAAGATAACGCCAGACCATGTAGGCCAGCCCAAGCGCTCGGGCGGATAGCGCGCCACGCGGCCGACGGCCATGTCGAAGATCGCCTTGTTGATCTCGCATGCCTCGTTCAGCCACGCTCCGGTGAGCTCCAGCGACTTGAGCTTGGATACATCGTCCCCTCTGTCGAGAGCCAAGAAGATGAACTCCGCATGAACCCGGGTGCCGTCTTCGAGATCCATCTGCCAGATCCCGTTGAACGGGGGTTGCATCTTGATGTGGCAAAGGTGCTCCGGGAGCCAGTCCTGAAACGTGCGCAGTGTGGTATCTCTGAGCTCTGGATAGGTGCCCCGAATAATCGCCCAGCGGGAATACCGAACACCGTCTGAGTGCGCCGCCTGCTCCATGGCCCGCATGACCAGTTCCATGGAACACATCGAGGACTTGCCGGAGCCGATGGGCCCGCGGATCCCCCTCACAAAGGCGTCTGAGAAATGGAACGCCTGTGCCGTGGGTTCGGCATGGTAATCAATATGATCGCGGATATCCGGCGCCGTGGTCATTCAGCAGCCTCATTCACGTGCATGGCTTGTCGACGAGCTTTACCCCAGCCGACTTTATTGGTAGCCCAGCCGCCGCCGTCAAGCGGGGTTCTTTGCTTGTTCTTGGCTACCTTCCCTGTTGCCGAGTCCACTGTCCGCACTTTGTTCCGTATCACTCTTGGTTCCACTGGCATTTTGCTCCTCCTCTGGATCTGGTGGCTCAATACAGAATGGTCCCATCAGATTCGCTATGGCCTCGAAACGCTTCCGGTTCTTCCGGTCGCTCGGGATGATCGACATAGCCAGAGCATCGTACCCCTCGCATGCCTGCTTGTGGGCGGCCTTCATGGCGGCCATGCAGTTATTGGCGAACAGGGAGAGCTGCTGATTGTGTTCCAACAGGTCACGGCCCTGCTGGATCATATCTTTCCGGGATGCCTTCTTGTGCTGTACTGGCTTCATAAGAGATAACTGGACGCGGGTTGCGGCTTTGGTCAATGGCGCATATCCAACAATGCCGCGTTGCCGCGGCTTGTTTTGCTTGATAAGGTGGCGTCTGACGTTGGGCCTACAGGGCCCGCGTCCAGTCCTTTTTCCTTCCATTCTGGATGCTCTTTGAGCAGCCGTTTCAATTTCCGGCGGCACGCCTTCACGTGCTCTTTGAGATTGAGCCTCTGCATCCACGGCACGCACTCTTTGTACCGTTCCTTGTCGTACTCCATGCTGGGGAAACGGTCAGGCACGTAGGAGCATGAGGGGGGCGCGAGTCCCATTCGGATAGCATCGGTTACGGCGAGGCAATTCTCGCCGTCGAGGATAGGTAGCACCACCGTTCGGAAGGTGTAGACGGTGCAGAGCTTGGTATCGAGATCGAGACACGGACAGAACTCGGATGTTGGAAGCGCCCGGCCGTCGTCGGTGCCGATTTTGATGCGGCAGCATTCGCCGCATCGTTTACATATTGCTTCGTGCCTCTTCGATAGCCCGGTTGATGTCTCCATGAGCTTCCCTTGTCTTTAGTACTTGGTCATCATGGATCACGATTCCGCAGCGGATGCTTCCGTTGTCATGAGCCATGTATAGGTTTTTCCCTTGTTTCGTCAAGGTCGTTTCTCCAGATACGAACGTATCGCGCTTCGGGGTCTCGCGCGCGGGCCACGGGAACACGCCGCCTTCTTTGTCGATCAACTGGTAGTGGGCCGGGGTTGTCCAGATGGTCATGCGAGGAGCCTTTCGAGGTTGACCTTCTTCCTGATCGGCACGTTGTACGCCCGCAGCGTGTCGATCAGCTTCTCAACCGCTTCCCCGGTTGGCTCGTCCAGATCGGTTCCCTTGCTGTCGGCGCCGATGTTCACGAACTCCGGGGCGATATCCCGGATCATACCGCCGAGCGCCGCAGCGGGCCCGCGCAAGATCGGCTCCACCGTCACAAAGGTCCGCTCACCTTTCCGGTTCGACATTTCCTTCATTTCCCAGTAGCGATCATACGGGGTCGGCGCTTTCGATACCATGATGGCCACGTCTGCATCGGCCGTCTCGATGGTGACGCCCAGAAGCCTTCTCGGCGGCATCTTGTCTCTGAACAGGTCCATCCTCGCCGGGTTCTTCGTCTGGAAGACATACTCGTTGTCCGGCCACTCGCAAGTGTGCGCGAGGATGCGCTCGATCCATTCGTCGGGCACGGCCTTGGCGAACAGGTCGTTGCAATGCTCAATGAAGATCGTCCGCCCCTTGCCGTAGTGGATGTCAAACTCCTTTTCGATCAGGCAGAGTTCTCCGGTGTACCGCCCGCCCCCGAAGCGGCGCTCCATGGCCTGCACGTAGCAGTATTTACACTTATGCGAGCAGACGCCCCCAAGGTGGGTGTGGGTGTGGGTACACCAGTCGTACATATTCCCTTTGGCTTTGGTCAGTGGCATCAGTTCTTCTCCATTCTCGGCGGCTCCATCCCGTCCGGGTTACACGCCGTACACGTCTTCACAATCGGGAGTAGGATCCCGGGCTTCTGCTCCCTCGCCCCGACGATCCACTTCCGGTCATTGCACTTGAGGCAGTCCGGGGCCTCGCCCTTGTAGATCCTGACGACCAGACCATCCCCGGCGGCCTGTGCAATGTATTCATCTCCGCAGAACTCCCGGACGATATCCCAGATGCGCTTCGCGTTGTGCATGATGCGCCGGGTATGGTGATCAACACGTTGTCGATATCCGTCCGGTAGTTGCTGTGGCGTTGTCCTGCTCATGGTTTCCAATATGGCCCGGGGCGCGGTCTCGAACCGCAATCAACCGCAAGACACCGAGCCAGCTCGGGCTTCGCGGGGCTCTCCCTGTTGAGCTACCCCGGGTACTGATCACTTCTTGTCGTAGATACTCACTCCGCCTGTGGCGGCCTGAATCACCTTCCCGAGTCGCATACGCGCGTCTTCGAGATGGCGAAATGCCAGTGTGATGTTCGCGGCCATGTTCGCCTGCTGGCTATTCGGCAGGTTCCCGGTAGCAAGGTGCATGTCCGGGTCATGGAAGCTGCTATGAGTTATCAGCGCTTCCACTTTGATTTTGGTGCTCTCGATATCCGTCCGAAGATCGGAGCATGCCTGTTTCATGGTTGGTTCCATGGTGTCCCTCCTTGGTTTTACTTCTCGTGCGTCCCTTCCACGCCTTTATCTTCGCGCTTCTTGGTCCGGTGGTCAAGCTCCGCGGCGGCCAGTTTCAAGAACTGGATTGCCTGTGCATTCTCGGTGCAGGCGAACTCTGATTCTGCCATGATATCGCAAACCCGCGCCCAGAGCTCACCCCGTGAACCCGGGAGGCAAGTGAAGCCCCAACTGCCTGGTCTTGTCGGCCATCCCCTTCTTCTCCGCAATATCATAGAGAAGCGCATTCATGAAACCGATGATCGCCAGATGCTCGTCCGTCGACATCGTAGCGATCCTGAGCTTCCCGAACTCCCCCTTTTCGACAACATCATTGCGCCAATCGTTCCAGTCCGGCAGCACCGTTCTCAAATGGTCCTGTTTCTTCGGCATCAATCAGCCTCCAGCATGTTGTTAAGGAGCTCGATGCGCGTCAAAACCACGTTCAGGATGGCGCCGGAGTCAGTTTCCCCATCGTCGAACAGGTCCAGCAGTCCAAGCGCAGCTTCATACGCGGTTTTGTTCTCTTCCGGGACGAACGGCATCCCAAGCATTTCCAAGGCATTGAACGCGCCCTGTTTCGCCAGCTTATCCGCCTCCATGGATACTGCCTCAGCCTTCTCGGCGTGGCGGCGCAATCGGAGCGCCACCCCAACCATCTCCTGAGCCTTCACTTCCTTGACCACTTGCTTCGCCATCAGTTCCCCCTCTTGATCGCCCGGATACACACCCCCATGGCGCATATCTGGACCACGTTCTCAACAAATTGCTTCCAGTTCCCCGCGTGACCCACGGCAAGATGACACCGCTTCCCGCACAGCGAAATGAAATTGCCCGGATCGGCCGCCCTCTCAGGCGCAAACTGGATCGGCTCAACATGGTGCACATGGATCTTCCCCTTACCGCACCACGAGCATACCGGATTCGCAACCCGGTATTCGCGCATCGCCTTCACGGTCGCATACGCCTTCCGAGGATTCTTCGTGCACTCAACCGGATGTCGAAAGAAGTAATTCATGACCTCGCCTCCAATTCGCGGAACCTATTCGCGCGATTTTTTCCGATTCTCTGCTCGTTCACTCGTTCACTGCCGTTCACTGTACGTACACTGAACGCATCCGTGCCGCACATCAGGCGACCCTTTGGGATCACGAACAGCCTATGCACACCGCCTGTGAACATCTGACCTCTCAATGACACTGCTGTCCCATCTCCAAAGCGAGTCACTTGGATTCTCAGACCCAGCAAGTCCAAAAAAAATGCTGGGGAGAAAATAGAGCAAATATGTGAGCGTGGGGGGATATGGGACTCCGGGGGGGGCGCCGACCGCGCGGGTCCACGGGGGGCCTTCGATCTGCCGCGCGTAGCCCAGAGCCTGCCTGCTGTGCCACCCACTCCCGAGCCTGCCGCGAGCTCTGCCGAGCTCCGAGCTCCGAGCTCTCCAGTGTCACGCGGTCTCTGTATCCGTGTCACCATGCGCCTATTCCTGCTCTTCCTCTACATCTATGACGTGTGGTTGCGTGCTGGGTGCGCTTGGCCTCGTGACCCCGGTGATGTTGTAGTGTACCACCGTGCCTGTGTGTGCGACCTCTTTGCGATCCTTGAAAGTGTCAGGCTTGCGAGCCTTGAGAAGGAGCTCCATCAGCTTGTCGCTGTACTCCCGCACGCTTCCGACCTGCATGCCTTTCTGGTACACGGGTTTGAGAACACCCTCGAATGCCCGGCGGTGAGCTTCCTGTTCGAGGAGATCCGCTGCTATCAGCTCTGCTTCTGCCCATAGTTCCCCGAAGCCGGCGTCCGACTTGCGCAGCTTGTACGCTTGGGCCCTACTCAGACCGCTAACACGGTTGGCCTCCGCCACGATGCCGCTCCGGGCCAACGTCTCAAGGAAGACCTTCGCGCGCGCACGTGTGACCGCTCTCGACCCTCTCAAAACCCCCCGCAGGGCAGAAGGTCTCACAATCGCCTTGCCGTCTACCCGTTCTGGATCGTCGGAAGCTGGCTCGTGATCGGTAGGCAGAGAGGGCAGCAGTGTGTCAGACTGATCGAAGAGTGGAGAAGCCGGAACCAGGCTCTCGCTATCTGTAGAAGACTCAACCACGCTACCCCCCTATATGGTCCCCAACGTCGCTTATTTCAACAACACTACTCGCCTCGACGGGTGAAGCGATGCCTATTCTCTCGTATCCAGTGGCCTTAGACCATCGGTAAGCGGGGATGCCGTAGCGTGCGAGAATCCGCATGCACGCGAGCTGTAGCGCTTTCAGGGTGCGGCCCCGGGATGCTTTCACTTCGACGGCGGAGAGATTGCCCTTGTCCGAGATGAGGAAGAAGTCGGGCCATCCTCTCTTGACTGCATGGAGCTCCGGGGGAAGGGTGCGCAGGAACTCCCGGTGCGCTGCGTTGTTCCCGGTGCGTGTCTTCTTGGCTGCCTTGATGACTGCCGCCAGATCGGTGGGTAGAATGCCTGTGGCTGGTGCCTCCTTGATAGCGAGCTCTTCTGGTGTGTGGATGTGTAGCCCGGATCGCGCAATGACGTAGAGCCTGACAGTGCGGGGGTGTGGGTCATCCGGTGCGGGCGGTGGGATTGATTGGGCGAGGGATGCGAGTGAAGCCTTGATAAGCGAAGAGACGATTGCTCCGGGTGCCGTCGTCCGTACATCTATAGAGTAGACTGATCGCATAGCTTTACCACCCCACCAACCACGCCCCCTATATGGTCCCTACCGTCGCTTTTTCCATCAACAGTAAAAGGGTATATATAGGAAGGGTCTGGAAGCCCACATTTTTTCTTCATTTTCTTCTTGCATGGCGCAAGCCGGTTGCGCTATGCTGCGCATTGCATCATACAGTTAGGTTGAGGATAAAGGAAAGGGCGGGAGCCATGAGAACAGTGATCGACGAGCCGAGAGTCAAAGCAGTCCGGGCCGACAAGCTGGTCAGCATGACTGACGAACAGCGAGCAGCGGTTCAAGATAAGTACGAGGTGAATGACAGCGGGTACGCATCGGCCCTTGATATGGCGAACGCCTGCCAGAGTACGATTGGGTGCGATGGGGCCATTACCGTACAGTGGTGCGGCATGTGGCTATGCATCGAGACGGATGGATACACACACAGCTAAGGAGGTGCATGATGGCATGGGAATGGAGTCATAGCGCAGAGGCATACGCCCTAGCCGAGAAGAACCTAAGCAAGAAGTCGATCAAGTTTCTTGCGGAGTGCTACGCAGAGTGGTGCTGCAAAGAGGTGGATGATGCGGTCGAGTTAATCGAAGAGGACCTCGGGGTCGTTGCGAGGCACAGGCAAGACCACTTCGATGAGCTGTTGGAAGAGCTCAAGCAGGCCGAGATATGGCTCGAAGAAGAGCACTATGCAACCGACAACATGAAAGAGATCATCGCCAAGTGCGAAGAACAAGAGGATGTAATCGAGCTGCCAGACTGCCTGAAGTCAGACCCGCTGGTTGACGGGAGATACGAGAACTATCTCAAGGTGGCCCGGACATTCCCGAAGCCTCACTTGATTGATTATGTGTGGCGCAAGGCAGAGGAGCAGGCAACCTGTGAGAACGGCGGGTTCAGCCCGCGGATGTGTCCGCACGGATGTCACACAGTAGAGTGGTAACAACAAGCAACAGACGGGAAAGGACACCGGGCGATGACAGATCGCAACAAGAACGAAGAGCTGAACATCCTTGAGAACGGGATGAGCCTCGACGAGTACTACCAGTACGAGTGCGGTCTTGCAGAGTGCCCGGTTGCTTTCCTCCCGCAACAACAACCCAACCAAGGAGAGACCCATGAAAGCATGGATCAAAGACGGCGTGCTTCACGTAGAGCTGGCAGTGAACAACCCACCCATGAGGAGTGCGTCGGGCAAGACCCTCGTCGTAGCTTCGAGCCGGGGGAACAAGAAGACCGATGCCATGGTCAACGACCAGAACGTTGTGATCGGTCTCAACGCTTACATCAAGTAGAAGAGCCTGACAGCCGGAGGGGTGCGCATTCCGGGAACGACACGCACACCAATTCACCCAACCCAAGGAGAACATCATGAAGACCACCAGAGAGATCGTCTACTTTGAGAACCCCGAGCTCGCCAAGGATCCATGCGAGGCCAACCGCATGCGGGAGCGTAACCGCAAAGCGCTTGCCGAGAGTGTCGTCGGTGTGAGCGTGATCGCTTTGCGCGCGCCGATTGCCTTCGAGCTTCTGGAGTACAGCAATGAAGTCAACAAGATCAGTGACGCCACACTACCCTACTGCCACATCTCCAAAGTAGAGGAGTACGAGAACGGGGCCGCCAACCTGTTCGTGAATCAGGCGCGCCACCCAGATACCCCCATCGCCTTCATCCGGGTCCGTCCGGGTGATGAGGAGCCAGAACCCCGGTGCCGCTATAATCTCGACTTCGGGACGGATCACGACGTGACAGGCGCTTGTACCGTATGCCTCACCAAACACCCGGCTGACTTCTACGCATGTAAGAAGATGGCCTGTGAAGTTGCGGAGTGCAGCAAGCAGGAGAACCACCCGGCGGAGACCATTGCCGACGTCAAGGCTTTCGCTGACAAGAACGAGCAATTCCTCTGCGACCATCACGTCGCTATCCTCGCCAAGCATGAGCGTGGGCGACTGGTGCCTGTACTCGTGCGGTGCAATGGCGGGCGCTTCACCTGCCCGGCTCAGGATGCCAAGCACTTTATCGACATCATCGAGGATCACGATCACATCCGGAGCGTGTCCCTTCCCGCCAACGGGCAAGCATTCCTCCGGCGCGCTGTGCTGCGCCACGGGACAGCCAACAAGGGAACACCCCAGCCGGGAACGGTTGGAACAGGGAGACCAGCATGAAGCGCTGGAGACCATCAGGGATCGAGCTTCATGCTCTACGCATGCAGGGCGTCAAGAACACCATGGAAGGCCAGTGCGAGCTGACCGAGGTACAGAAAGGAGTGCGAGACTGCGCCGAGGCGCTGGGCGCAATCCTCGCATACATAGCGACAAAGGAGAGAGCATCATGACAGCCAAGACCAAACATCCATACGCGGCAGAAGTGGCCGCCATCTTGAGCGCGCTCACCGCCAAAGGGTTTGCGCTCGTCTCTTGTGACGACGGGGGGGAAGACATCCCCGTCGCCACCGAGAAGGAAGCGCAGGAGGTTATCCTCTCCGTAGACATCAGTCACCTATGGGTGAAAGCTCCCGGTGTTGCCGAAGAGATTAACACGCGAGGGGTAGCCATCTCTGACTACGATGGTGGTAAGCTCCGCGTGATCATGATCGTGCTGGGCAATGAGCCGGGGGTAGCCATCTCTGACTACTCCGTTGACCCACTGCTTGACGAGGTTGCCGAAGAGATTAACACGCGATTCGAGGAGGGCTGAATCATGCCAGAGACATACATGCAGATGAAGAAGAGATTTGAGGAGGAACTGAACGCGTTCCCGATGACGTTCGCTTTCAGTCAAAGGCAGCTTGACGAGGCGCTTGTCAAACTGGGCGCTACACTGGAAGAGGTCTGTAGCTTCCCCAGTGGTGGGGTGCTTCGCAAGACCGATGTCAAGGCACTGCTCGCACTCTTCGACAAGCACGACAAAGAGCGGCAGGCGACATTCGAGGATGACGCCACGCTTGTTGAGGCCATGCGCTACCAGCTTGGCAACCATGAATATGGGTTCACTGGAGACCCGGAGCCCGCTTTGCGGGCGCTGGGGATTGCCCACGGTGGCATGACCGACCGGGAGCGTTCCTGCTTCCTCACGGCACGGAAGCAGTTCCTTAGCCACGACGTTGTGGAGGGTGCAGCATGACCGCCACCATCATACTACCAGAGCTCAAGCGGGGAGATGTTCTCACGGACGGGGAGACCCGTCTCGTGGTCTTCCGGCGAGAGCGGAGCAGTGGCGAGTTTGAGGAGCCCGTCTACGTGCTTCGCTCGCTTCGCTCCGGGGTGAAGCTCCGGGATCGCTACACGGGGGAAGGGCTGGCCGGGGAAGGCTTCCGGCTGGAAGGGGGTGACGCGTGACAACCAGAGTCATACATCTGCCCGTAGTAGACAAGACCATCACGCTGGCCGCGTACCTTCACGCGATCAGGGTAGCCAAGGCGAACCCTGACGTTACATTCAAGCACGGCCTCACATGCTGGTGGCCTTGTACCGGGCGGGAGATCGTCGGGCAGTTCTTCGAGGGAGTGCAAGACAGGATCAATGCCGGGATTCCGGCGAACATGAGGGGGATTGAATCATGAACACGAATTGTCTGCAAGGGATGCAATGCCCGAACTGTGATTACCTCGACTCGTTCGACATCGTTGGAACCAGCTCGTTTCGTATGTTCGACGATGGCAGTGAGAGCCATGGGGATATAGACTTCGACGAGGATAGTCCCTGCTACTGTCCCCAGTGCCATCATCAGGGTGTTGTGAAAGACTTCAAACAGAAGACCGGGCCCCGGCAGACGTTGGGGGAGGCGATAGAGATCCTCAAGGATGTGCAATCCCTCGACTGGTATCCGCACAAAGGGGATTGTGTGGAAGGATCGCAGAACTGTTGCCAACCGTGCGCAGTGCTGCAAGCGGTCGATGACTTCTTGGAGGATACACCATCATGAACACACTGATTAACATCATCGAGCTGTTGCTGGAGTGGGCCTGCTATGCCGTGGGGTTCATGACCGCCATGGTTGGCTTGATCCTCTTGGGCTGGGGGATTAGAGAGCACTTTGAGACCCAAGAACAACTAACGAAAGGAGATGGTTGAGTGTGATACAGCGCCGCGGGGGCCGGCCGGGCGCCCGGGGGGCGTTATACCGCAACAAGGATAACGGGAAAGGAAACACATCATGCCTTCGATTAATCTACTACAACGAACACACCCAGAGCTGGAAGAGTTTGAGCTCGTACCAGAGGGGGGCGGTTGCTGGCTCTGGGGCTACGGCACCTACGGCAGGACAAGCGTGCTTGCTGGTCAGTTCAAGCAGCAGCGTCTCGAATACTGGCACGAGCTAGAAGAGGCGTTGCTTGACTGTCCCGGAGTCAATCACCGGGTAGACGGGACTATAAACATGCGAGGAAGGGAGCTGGCGAGCGCTGGCGACGTGGCCCCGGACTGGTTTGACCCGACCTATGCAGGGGAACGGTGGGACGATGAATACTAGGCCGCTAGGGATACCGACAGATGGCCCTATAATCGTGTGCTACGGGGGAGGGGTAGACTCTACCGCGATGCTGGTAGCCATGAGGCGCTCCGGGGTAAGGCCGGACCTGATCACCTTTGCTGATGTAGGCGGAGAGAAGCCGGACACATATCACCACGTCAGGCTTATGGATGAATGGCTAGAGCGCGTGGGGTTCCCTCGCGTGACGTGGTGCAAGAAGATCACGACCAGCCGCGTAGACTACTCAGACCTAGAGGGCAACTGTGTAGACAACGAGACTCTACCGTCCCTCGCCTTCGGTATGAAGAGCTGTTCAATCAAGTGGAAGCACACCCCACAAGACTACATCGTCATGGGGTGCAAGTCCGGGCCGAACGTATGTGCTCCTCACCCGCTATGGATCGAGGCAAGACGCGCCGGGGTGAAGCCGATCAAGCTGATCGGATACGACAACGGCACCGCAGATATCCGCAGATCCAAGAAGTTGAAGGGAGAGGATGATAACTTCCGTTACGTGTACCCGCTGCAAACGCTGGGGTGGGGGCGTGAGGACTGCATCAAGGCAATCATTGAGGAGGGCCTTCCGGTCCCTGTTAAGTCCGCTTGCTTCTTCTGCCCTGCGTCAAAGAAGTGGGAGCTCTACTGGTTGGCCGGGCATCACCCGGATCTGTTTGAGCGTGCGCTGGTCATGGAGCATCGAGCCCTTACCGGGCACCATAGTCGTTACGATGAAATAGAGTTCGGGGCGAGCTGGGAGCACATGATCGCCAACGCGGATCGGTTCCCTTCATCCAATACCACCGTTGGATTGGGTAGATCCTTCGCGTGGAATCAGTGGGCGCGAGTGAATGGCGTTGTGAATAGTGACGGGGCCGTGATCATGGCCCCAGACGAGGCACTAAGCCGGGCCGATGCTTTACGGGGTGACGACAACGCCCTAGACGCAAGGACATGCTAACACCCAACCAAAGGGGGACTGCTTGATGAATACTGAACACAAAGAGAAGGCCGTC